AGATTAGAATTAAATAAGTATATTAGCATAAACTAAAAACAAATAATATGAAAACAACAAAAGAATCCTTTGAGGATGCGATTCCAAGACCAAACGGAATCTATTTTAAGCTTTGGAGAGCAAAGCAACAAATTGGAAAGGCAAGTAAGAGTGCCAAGAATCCACATTTTAAAAGTAATTATGTAGATATTAATTCTGCATTAGAAGCAATTGAACCAATACTATTAGAAAATGGCTTACTACTTCTTCAACCTATTAAAGATGGCAACGTATTTAGTATTATCATTGATACTGATACTAATGAAACCATTGAATCTTTTATGCGACTTCCTGATATATCTGACCCGCAAAAGATAGGTAGTGCAATAACTTACTTTAGACGTTACACATTATTGTCTTTATGTTCGATGCAGTCAGAGGATGACGATGCAAATAACGCTACTGATTACGTTAAAAACACGAAGCCAACTATCACAGAAGATAGGTTTCAATCAGGACTTAAAAAAGTAGATGCAGGAGAGATGTCAAAAGATGAGTTTAAAAACATTCTTTCTAAATTTACATTAACGGAATCACAAACTAAAACAATCGCATTATTATGATACAGATAAGATGTAGTGGTTTAGGTAAAATAATGACTTCCCCAAGAACAAAAGGGGAGGTCTTATCTGAAACGGCAAAGACTTTTATTGAAGATTTATTTCGTGAGAAAGAATACGGAATTTACAAAGACATTTCATCACGTTACACCGACAAAGGTATACAAATGGAAGATGAAGCCATACAATTAGCAGGTAATGTTCTTGGATGGGATTTAAATGTAAACAAAAACGAAGAACGCTTAAAGAATGAATGGATAACAGGAATTCCTGACATAAACACGGAAACATTACTTGCAGATATTAAATGCAGTTGGAGTGGTAGCACCTTTCCTTTCTTCGATACTGAACTTCCGAATAAAGACTACTTTTGGCAGTTGCAAGGTTATATGATGCTTACAGGACATTTACAAGCAGAGTTAGTTTATTGTCTTATGAATACACCACAACAGATAGTTGAAGATGAAGTAAGACGTACCCATTGGAAACTGAATTTAATTGAAGAGAATTTAGATGTTAGGGATGCCATTCAGAATCAACATAACTATGACCATATACCTGATATATTAAGAATCAAACGATTTATTGTTGAAGGAAGCATCGAATCAGAAAACAAGATAAAGGAAAAAGTAGAACAAGCGAATGAATATTACGAATCACTTAAAAAAGTAAATTTATGACAGCAGTAGAATATTTAGAAGAAAAATTATTACCAAAATTATTATCAGCAGAACAGTATTATCATTTTGAACAAGCCAAAGTAATGGAATTAAATCAACTTGAAAAGTTTTATAATCATGGAATGCTTGCAATTTTAGACGGAAATGGACATGGAGAAGAATTTATAGATTATTTTGTAAAAACATTTAAACAAAAATAATTATGACAGCAGTAGAATATTTAGAAGAAAAATGGAATAATTATCCATTAAAAATAGACAAATCAAATTTTAGATTATTTATTAATCAAGCCAAAGAAATTGAAAAAAAACAAATATCAAAGGCTTATGTTTATGGTGCAGCTTATGGAATTGATATTGAAAAAGGAATAGGCCCTATTATGTATTATAATGAAACGTATATAATGAATAAATTATGAAAACAGGAGAAAGATACTACAACTGTTCAAGAGCAGACCAAATTGTAGAACTATTAGAAGTAAATACAAGTACAGTAGTGTATAAAGTAACACAAGGGAACTATCACAATCCTTTAAAAATCTTTAAATGCACGATAAGAAGATTTAACAATCTATACATTAAATTAGGAAGAAATAAAAAAATAATCAATTAAAATTAAAAATATCGCAATAGTATAAGGATTAGGGTTACTCTGGTCGTGGTATTACAATTATTAAATAGATATAGGTTCGAGTCCTATTTGCGATATTTCATATATTTAAATATGAAATATACAGTTATAAATGCTAATGAAAAACAACAGAAGTTTTTATTGGAAAAACATTTAAAGTTTAAAAAAAAATCACGTTTTAATTTTTTTAATTTTAAATCAGATTCAATAATTAGTAAATCATATAGTTATAATTCAGAAGATGACATTGGTTTTATTTCTTTAAATTTAGCAACTGGTAAAATATGTTCATATCAATTACGAGGTGGTATTCCTTGCTTTGTTGAATTTAAAGGATTTGATTCAAATATAAGATATGACATTTACTATCCTGAAGGAGAAATATTTGAAATTCTTAAAAAAGAAGGTGTTGAATTAGAAAACAAATTTTGGAATGGGATAAATATATAAAATAAAAATAAAGTAAAATGGGAACAATAATCAATGCAAGTATTGACTTGACAAAAGTAGACAAGTCTAAATTAATCAAAGGAAAGTATCTAAATATGACTGTAATAATCAATGAAGATTTGGATAAATTTGGTAATAATGTTGCAATAACTATTCAAATGTCAAAAGAAGAACGTGATTTAAAGGCTTCTAAGACATATTTAGGTAATGGGAAAGTAGTTTATGCAAACGGAGAGGTAAAAGTCGCTGAGAAGCAAGAAAAACCGCTTCAAAACACATCAGAAAAGTTTAAAGAAGATTCAGGATTACCATTTTAGGGAAATGCACGCCCGAAGTACAAGGGAACGAAGCACTGTCGGGCATACCGTTAGAACTGCTCACTCGGACACCGAATCGTTGGTCGGCAAAGTTTTGTAGGTTTCTTTGGTGGATTTATTAAAAAACCTATATTTTTACTAAAACACGAACTATGAACAACGAATTTGAAAGAGATTTATTGTATAACTATCTAAAAGATAAAATTGAACGAGGAAAAGAACTTCCTATAAAAAATGAAATAGTATATAATACATACCAAGACAATATAATAGGTACTTGGACTTTTAAAGGATTGATTAAATACATTTATGATTTAGAAGATAAAAAATGAACTATTATAAAGTATTTTGTTGGAATAACGGACAACCTAACTACTGGATAGGTAAAGCCAATTCAAAAGAAGATGCAATAAAGAAATCAGATAGACATCCATCACAGATATACGATGTATGGCTATTAGATGACTGGATAGAAAATTGTGAAAAACGATTAGGTATGTATTTAAAACAAGAATCAGAATAATTAGTTATATTTGTATACGGTTACGCTCTCACAATATGTAACTTAAAGATGTTATTGACCCTGTCAATGAAGTAGAAGTGAGAGCCTACTGATTTGACGGGGTTTTTTTATTAATTAAAAATTATTTTTATGCAACTATTGATTAAATCACAAAATGAAGAAGGAGAAATTGAATTTTATCGCACTAATGATGGTGAATTAATGGTATCAGTTTTAAATGGTCATGGAACTTGTTATTATATAATGAATGACAAAGAAATTAAAGCATTAATTGATTATATAAAAATAACAGATGAACAGTTATGAATTAAGTAGAGCATGGTTTGATTATTCATTTAATCATCCTGACAAAATTAAACCTATTCATACATCAATATATTTTTTTGCTATTGAACATTGTAATAGACTTGGATGGAAAACAAAATTTGGATTTCCTACTTCAATGGTATTAGAAGCAACAGGAATAAAATCTTATTCTTCATATAAAAAACATTTTGATGAAATAGTTGAATTTGGATTCTTTAAAGTACATGAATACTCTAAAAATCAATATTCTTCTAATGTAATTGAGTTGACGTTAAACACAAAAGCAAACAACAAAGCACTTGATAAAGCACTATCAAAGCACAGTATAAAGCAACTTCAAAGCACTGTGAGTATAAATAAACAAGTAACAATAGAACAAGGAACAATAGAACAACGCAAATTATCATTTGGCGAATCTCTCCAACCTTATGTTGAGAAATTTGGTAGAGAATTTATAAAAGACTTTTATTATTATTGGACAGAAGAAACTTTAGATAAAAAGAAACTTAAATTTGAAACACATAAAACATTTAGTATCGAGCATAGATTAAGAACTTGGAATAAGAATAGTACTAAATTTGGAAATGATTATACAATAGATAATAAACCAAAATTCTCACCTTATGGATAATGGATATAAAATAACAGAGATAGGTGATGTCATAGATAAACTATTTACATACCGAGATACATACAACGAGAAAGG